CCGACAAAGGGCGTTATCAAAAGTAGTGTGAACTGAGCCAGCTCACGTCTCGGATGGTGTGAAACACACCGATCCATAGGAGACGGCCGTTGCTCTCTGACACGCGTCCCCCCGCACCAAAAGAATGGCTGCGGATCTAAATAGATTTGCGTGTCAGGGAAAGATAGGGATGTTTGTGAAGTTTTCTGCAAGTGTGAGTGATGAGTGAGTTTAGCGTGAAAAGACTTTCCAGCCGGGAGCGTTGGCGGCAGCAGCCGGGCTCGCGATGACTTCATAGTCTCGAGGACACTGAGAGCGCATGAATGCGGCAATCTCGGTCAACTCAGAAACAGTGAAGCGGGGCGGCGGGGGCAGGGCCTCGAGGGTGGCAACTGCGGACGCATGGGTGTCGCAGTCGACGATGAGCTTGCGCAAATCGCCGTAAGCCTCCTCGGGGCACAACATCAGAAGGCGCTTGATGCCCTTGGCTCGATGCTTCGAGTCAAAGATGCTTGCAAACGCAGATCCGATGGCGCTGGCAGCTGAGCCAATAAGGCCCATGCCAATGTCTTTGATGATCGCTTTGGCGCCGGTCCACAAAGTGTCCCAGCCGTCGTCCTTCACAAAATTGCGAGGGATGGACAGCATTGGGGTCTTCGCGTAGGCGACATCGAGCATTCGATTGACCACAGACGGCGAAACGTCGTAACGCACCGGCGCAAAGATTTGCGAGCTGGCGGAAAACGGAACGCCGAGATAGTAGGTAACGATCTCGATCTCATACACTTGGGGAGCAGCGAAAATGCCCAAGGTGCGAAAGGTGATGCACCGAGCTTGCGGGTCGATCGCCGTGATCGCGGCATCGCAAAAGCGATAATCCGATACGACGGTCGCGCTTACAGCGTTGTCAGAAGGATTTCCGGTGTACGACATTTGACAAATCACACCAGGATCGCCGTTGGCGTGGGTGATGGTAGTCGAACTCGAACGAATGGTGTCGAAAGCCAAGGTGGTGGCGTCGGTATACGACGCAGAGCCAATGACGGATTCGCCACCCTGGTTGAGAACCGGGGTGAGGTTGCGAACACGAATGCCTTGGTAACCGACAGCAAGGTCCTGGAAATTGCCAATGATGAACGGATGTTGCAAATCGGTGCCGTTGACCGTAGCCGTAGCAACGCCCACGGAATCCATGGACGCGGCGACGGTGTACAGCGGACGGCCCCACGGGATGAACGTAAAGTTGACGCCGGCCTGAGCAGTGGCACCCCACTGAATCTCAATATTGCGTACAACGTTGCGCGTCCAAAAGCCGTAGGAGGGCAGAGTCGAGGGTGCAAACGGTAGGCCCGTTTTGTATTGACGCTGAAAAGCGGCAAACGGGTCAAGGATGCAAACTGCAGCCATCTCAGAGTCTTTGACTTGGCCTTTGTCCGGGGATTTCAACGCGCGCAAGTTAGAAACGTGCGTGGTGGTGACCTTGGACGCAGCCGCGGACTCATGAGGTTGGCGGTGGTTGGTAGCAGCGTGCTTCTTCCCAGCACGCGCCTCGTTCTTGCCATGATTCGCGTGCGGCATGGCAGCCGCGTGGTTCTTCTTTTTCTGATGGCGGGGCATACTTGCCCAAGTGAAGTGAATAGCAGTCGAACTTCATGACGACGAGCAGTGCTCGTATACTCGTCGTCGGACGTCGCGACTAGGTTTCCAACCCTCGTCGCGACGACAGCTCTCCAAGGACCGACGCTACTCGGTCAACCTTAACAGGTCGGATACAGGAAGGCCCGATGACTAGAAGTCTCGAAGCATCAGAGCATCCGAAACCGGGTGCTGCAAATGCCAGGACGTGTCATCGGGCTGTCTGAGGACGTCGGCAAAACGCGTCAAAAAGTCGCGTATGTCGGCCTCCCCAAGTCCGTAGCGCTGGTAAAACCAAGCCATGGCCTCTTCTTTCGCTTGAGGATTCTGAGACACGATACCGTCATTTCGGTCGGCGGATCGTCTGCAGGAATACTTAAGGTAATTGGGGTCCAATTTCGGTCGGTCGGGCTGATAAAATCTGGCCACGACCATCTCGAGGTACTCGGTCAACAGCGGGACGTAGCAGGCAAGCGACGAAAGTTGGCCATAAGCCTTCTCGCCGTAATACCGACTAGTCTCAGTGTCAGGAATGTCTTCGGGGCTCGCAGTCGTCCATCCAAGCTTTGCGATACATCGTCCGGGTTTGCCAACGCAATCGTACGATGTAGCAGCGCATTGTTGAGAAGTCAAGATCACCTTACCGGTGTGAGTGATCACGTCGTCAAACAAAGTGACGGGCATGAAAATCGAACTCACGAACTCGGCCTCATAAAGAGAACGGCGATCAATGAAATTGTAGGTCAATCCAAGACCGCTCGTCACCAAAGACAAACGTTCTGAATTGACGTAGGGACGATATTTCTCATGTACACAAATGAGATTGTCGTCGCCGGCTACGATGATGGCGAAAGGAATATCTCCGCAGTCGTCCCAATGCGTGCCAATGCAAGCGATATAATCGCTCTCTGCTTTGGCGCGCATTTCCTCGGGCAAACACTCGATAATAGCCAAAGCGACTGAATTGCCGTTGAGGATATTGTTTCGAAGTGTGGTGTCCGGAAAACCAGACGGGTTGACGCCGCTGCATTGCACGCGTGTACCCGAAGGGTTGGGAAAACGGAAGACTTTCTTGGCGTTGATAGCGTGCAAAATGTCTAAGAATGCATGCTTCTCGCCAGGAGCTCCCAGTCCCTTGTAGAAATCGGCGATGATGGCGCCCAATTCGAAGCTCTGTGAGCCATCAAAATTGGAGGCGTCTCCCTCAATAAAGTGGGAGGACAAGTG